CGAGGAATTTAAGCATGAGATTCTTCAAAATATCTTCACTGTGCTTAAGAGCATTCGTTATACACCGTCTGAATTCAGTATGACAAGTGATCCTTCCATTGATCTGGGGGATATGCTCACGCTGAAGGATGTAAACGCAACCAATGATTCCATATTAACACTTGTTACATCCTGTACATGGTCTTATCACTCTACACAGAAGACCAAGTCGGACGGTGGAAACACAAAGCTGCAGGGAGTTTCTTCTTCAGAGGATAAGCAGCTATCCGATATGGAATTGAGGGTTGAAAGTAAAAAGATTGTGGTACATACCTTTACCAATTCTTCCAAGATTGAAGTGGGTGATCTGAAGGAAGAAAAGCTGATTGTAATTAATTATGCCACAGTTGAGGATACCAAGCCTATTTTCATGGCAACGATTCCGCTTGAAATGTCTTTGGATGGTTATGTGGAATTTTATATTTATGTGGATGGGATCCTTGATGAAAACGGGATCCTTACGGAATATCTGAATAAGGGAAAACATTTCGTTACTTTTACAAGATATTTTGTGGATAAGGCTGATAAAAGACACACCGTTACTGTTACAGCAAAGACGGTGTATGTAGAAAGTGATAGCCGGGTATCGAAGGCAAATGTGGCAACGATTTTTAATTATATTGCTGCAGCACAAGCGGACCGGGAAAAGCAGAGCAGCACCGGAGAAGATACGGATTCCGGAACTACAACGCTTGATCCGATTGAGTATGAGGTTGTTCCAGTCGATATCACACCACCGAGAGCAGCAATTGCCAAGAATGATATAAAGGCAGTTTTGTATGCGCAGGGACTGGCAGGTACACAGAAATGGGATGGAACCATTAACTGTAATGAAACCATATTACCAATTGGAGTATCCGGTGTTGGCGTTATCCCTATGGATGAATCAGTGACCGCAGAACTTGTACCAGTGGCAGGAAATGCGTTGCATGATGTTGTATCACCTGTTGCCGTATCGGGCCTTTCGGTTCTTGGTATATCAGAAGCTATTACTATGAATGAGGTTGTTGTAAATTATCTGTTTAACACCACGAAAAGGCAGAAATATTCTTATAACAGCAAATATATGACAGATGATGATAAATTTAGTTTACGGACAGAATACACCTTTGAAAGCACAGAACAAACGATTGATTCCGGTAGAATGTGTGCGGTTCCCATTGATGTATCCGATCTTGCAAGTGTACAGTCTATTGAAGTGGGGGTGGAGTAATTGGCGAATTATGATAGTGTACAGGCTATTATAGATGCAGGTATCACCAATGCCGAATGCCTAAGAAATAATGTTGCACAGGATGATGGTACAGATACCATTCAAGGGGCGAACTGGTTCAGCTTCAAGGGGGTTACCTGTGTTAATCTATATGCCAATGGCAATTCGTGGATAGGCTTTGGAAGCAGTACTGAACACCTGAAAGTAAACCGCAGGGATGCCAAAATGTGGTATTTGTACCGTGAAGAAGGAACTTTGTACAATTACTATAATTTCATCAAAATAAGGTGGTCAGGGTATAGCAGATACAATTACACAACGGAACCTTATAAGCTGACTTATGATGTAATTATTTTTGATAACGGTACGATCATGCTTCACATGATTGATATTCCTACATCAAACAATGACGGAATATATGCACTTGTGGCAACGAGTACATACACATATACCGTAAGCAGTACGCAGCCGGAAGTTACATTTTATAATACGGATGTAGGTGTATATGATCTTGCATATGAAGTTGCAAAAGTGCTTGAACCTTATGACAGGAAGTATCTGATAAGATCAGACGGTGCGCTTTATACGGTGACGGATGGTACACTGGCTGCCTTGGAGCAGACCGCATTAAACTCTGAACTGTTTGCAACCTATGGTTTTGATGATCTGCCTTCTGGTGAATTGTTGCAGCCATTGAGTAAATTCGATCTTTTATACTGGCAGGACAGTCAGGATGAACTTCCGTCAATAAAAGCAACCGTTATGGCAACACCACATTCACAAGCGGTAATTTCTAATGCAGTGGACCTGACACATTCAACAATCACAGGAATAGAGAACATGACAGCGGACTGTGAAGGTGATTTGATTGTTGCAGTTAGTTTTGATGGAAAACAGACGTGGAAGGCTTGGAATGGTACAGAATGGTCTACATTGTCGGAAGAATTTACCGGCATGAATAAGGAAACCCTGGAAGCTATCACCTTTGAGCAATGGAATTTATTGTATCAGGGGGCAGATAGCTTTTTTATTCGGGTTTCATTCATAGATACAACGCAGTCCGTAACGGAAATATGCGCTGATTTTGCAAATTAGTAGAAAGGATGTGTACGGATGAAAGGACACGCAAAAATTGAACTCACAAATGTAGAAACCGG